GAGCGATAGAATCCAAAGAGAAAGCTTGTAACTCAACATTGCTGACAAGGTGAAGATAAAGCTTCCTAAGGCAATGAACATCACGCTTACAATAAAACTCAATAAGATTATCCATAGGTAAATCAAAAGATTCTCCAACATATTCTTCCCTTCTGTTCATCATCCATTGCCACGTTGCTTTGTAGTCCAGCTTCTGAACTCCTAGCTCTTTTCCCCATGCGTCCAGAGAGTGTCCTTGTTCACGGGTGGGCTCCAATAGTCGTGAAACCACTAGAGTATCATAAGCCTTTTTAAGGCCTATCTTAGTTCCCCATAACTTATTCAGTAAAGGAAAATCAAACGAAATACCGTTATGGGCTGCAATCAAGTCAGCATCTTTAAGGTAGTCCCAGAGGCCTTCACCTGATCGCCACACACGAACTTCACCGCTATCGATGTCTTGAGTGACAGCTAAGTGAATTACCGTGTGAGCCATATTGGTTTCAATGTCGATTGCAATACGTTTCATTTGAGATTCATAAACAAACCGTACTGCGCCACGCCATAGCCAATCCATATAGCCATGTTGTTGTACTCACCCTTCAATCCCTGTAGCGTACCCACAATGATATAACCGATGCCTGTAGCACCTACGATTAACATTTCAATCATCTTGTGTCTCCACTTCAGTCCAAGCAGCAAAATAATGATCTTGATTATCACCATCTTTACACCAGCAATACATACCATCAAGCTTCACAAGACGGTAGACTTCATCAGTCTCTACATCTAAGCTATCAGGAGGTACCTGAGGCATTGCTGTTAGCTTAAAACGAGAGCCGCGTTCAAGAGTATATAACTGTTTCATTTTACAACTCCTCCATTGTTACTTCAATCATCCTACCTGTTTGTTGGTCATACAAGAGACTTCCAGCAGGGCCAGTTTGTCCATTAAAGCGGTTCTTTGCGACAGCAACCTTTGTTGTATTCCTCACAACAGGGTCATCGCTCATGGAGTTACGTTCCAAGGTAATGACAGCATCAGATAACTGAGCAATAGCACCAGAGCCACGTAACTGAGATAAGGATACCGCTTCACCGTCTTCATGTCCTTTGTTAGATGTGCTAGGTCGTTTCAAATGACTAACACAAATGAGTGTGATGCCTGTTTCTTGAACAAGAGTGCGAAGACGGGTCATCAAGACATCAATAGACTTGCGCTCATCATTCCCATCCATACCAGAAACAACGAGAGAAATATGGTCGAGAAAAACCACACGGCAATCACAAGCACGAGCCATGTACCTGATTCGATTAAGCACGTTGTCAATAGCAAGGGAGCCGAAATGGTCAAACAGGAAAACACGATTAGTCCCCAAAGTAGCATCGAAAGCCTTCTTTAATTCTCGTTCAGTTACTTCAGTGTCTGGCAAGTGCAGTTTCTTATTGGCATGGAGAGACATGATTGATCTTGCAGTCTTTCGCACTGATTCTTCGAGAAACATTCCTCCAATGTTCCACTTTGTAGTTCGCAGAATCTGGAAAAGGATTTCTCTAAGGAACTGACTCTTTCCGAGACCACTGCCAGCTGTGACTGTAATGAGTTCAGCAGCTCTAAGGCCGTACAGGAGTTCATTGAGTCCTTTGAAGGGATAGAAGGCTTCTGCAACGGGTTCAGGTGTAGATACGCTGTCCCAAAGGGATGAAGCTGCAACGATTCCGTCAGGAACGTAACTCTCAGCTCTCCACCACTGGTTAACGTATTCTGCTCCTCTACCGTTAGCAAGATAGTCGCAGGCATCTTTACACTCCTTAATGTGTTTAACAATTTTAACTTTATTTCCGAACAATTCAGCAACTTCTTTAGCTGCCTTCTGACCGGGTTCATCAGAATCAAAGCAGATAACGATAGTCTCGAAGCTATCTAAGTACTCATACTGAGCCTTGCAGTCTTTAACAGCCGCTGAAGCCCCATTACGGATGCTTACAGTAGGCCATTTGCTGCCTGTCATCTGATAAGAAGCTAATGCGTCTAGCTCACCTTCAACGATGGTGATGTATTTACCCTCTTTTTGAAATAGATTCTGTCCAAATAATGTAGCTTTGTTGAAATTCCCTGCAATGGAGAATGTCTTATTAGCTACTGAACGAATCTTTTCAGCTACTTTAGCGCCTGTTTCATCAAAGTAAGGATAGTAATGAATCCCTGAGTATACATCTTGAGTAACACCAAAGTATTCACAAGTCTCTCGTGAGATACCTCGATCTACGATGGCCTTTACTTCCCCTGTTTGTTTCATCTGAAATACCTTCACTTGTTGTTTTTGTACCACAGGCTCATCTCCTGAGCCATTGACGTAGTTGTGACACGCATGGCAGTACGAATGTCCATCATCATAGAGACTGTTGGCGTCTGAGCTACCACAATGGTCACATGAGGTGTGTTTGATGAACTTAGAAGCTACTTTTAAAGCATTGCTCATGCTTCACCTCTTGCTCGGATTGCATCGGCACATTCTTTGTATTCAAACGATTGATTCCAAAGACCAGCTTTTTTCCATGCTTCGTCTTTTCTATCACACACCTTTGCACACGCCTCACGCTCTTTAGCAGTGGCAACGTCTGACGCTGCGCTGGCTACCAGTTTGGCAAAGGCTTCAAGACATTTAGTTACACTTGTCCCAACCTTATTTCCGTAGAAATTAATCTCTGTAAAGCCAGCCTGTCTAGCCATTTCAATGATTTCATTTTTTTCCATTGTTGAGCCTTTCACAAAAGTCAATGTCTAACTCATAGACTTTCAAGCCTAAAAGCTTCTTAGATCCTTCTTTCTTAGGTGTCTTGATAGCCTTAGCTTTTGAATATCTAGCCCGTCGAAGTTCATTCTGTCGATTCATCGCTTCACGTGTGTGTAACCTACGCATAGGAGCTACATACTCATAAGGCCAATATTCTTTGATGTGAACACTCTTAATAGTCACTTTCTAGCTCCTGTCTAGCACCACAGTCATCACACTGCCCATAGCTCCAATGAGCTTGACGATACATAGGACCACCACACATCTCACAAGTCCATTCAGAGTCATCGTCTCTTTGCTCCTCCAAGTCCTCGTTTCGCTGCGGGTCTTCATTCATCATAGTCTTCCCCTTATTTTTGTTGCCAAAGATTGCATCGTAGTTGTTCCGATAGGCATCATTGTCCTCATTACGCCTTACTGAACCCTTACCACCATCGCTCATAGTCTTACTTGTGCTCATTTTCTTCCTCCACCACGTTTACGCCATCCACTCATATGTTTTCCTTTGTATAAAGAGGAACTGTGAAAAACAAACGATATTCAGGATACCTTTGACAAAGTTCTTCCGTAACGATTGGTGAGCCAAATCCTTCTGAGCGCATCCATGCCGCAGGCTCTTGCTCTGGCTCTTTGGGTTGTGCCTTAAGTTTTGCTTCCGCTGTTTTTGCGCGTTCAGCCCATTCGTGAACGGCATCAACGTGGGATTCGTGCAGAGTGCATTGCTGTACTTGAACTTCGCCATCCCATCGGCAATTGCAGGTTTGCAGCTTGGGTTGTGCCGTAGGTACGGGTGGATGTGAAGTGCGTACTAGGTGCATATCTATCATTGATTGATAAATTTTCTTTGCTCTTGTTTGGCTCAGGTCATAGCCAGATGCTGTACTGCCTTGCTCTTGCATTTCATTGCTAGGCTCATAAGGGACTAAAACCATTCCTCTAGGTACGGGTGGATGTGCAAAAAGAAACTGACCAACTTTTACGCTACGGTCTGGCAATATTTCAGCAAAATAGCCATCATCATTTGCATCTACAACGGCCACAGGCTCTACCTGTTCATTGCTTTGCTGTGCCAAGGATGCCTTAATTGGCTCTAACGCTCTAGCGGCAATACCAATAAACTTCCACGCTTGTCGTGAGTGCCAGTAAATCATTCCTTCTTCGCTTTCTTGCCCAGTGCCAGACATTCCAGCCAATGCGATTTCTTCCAACGCCTCAAGCGCCAGCTTCAATGCTTCTGTTTGTGTTGTAGTCATAGCTTCACATCCTCCCATTTAGATAAGTCACTGATGATATCTGCTAGAACACCTTCACTGAGACCTTTATAGGCTGTATACCCTTGCGTGAGAGACTTCAATGACTCAAGCATCTGACAGGCCTCTAAAGCCTTCTGTGAGCACTTGTAAGCGTAAGCCTCTGCTGGTTGAGACAAATCATATTCGATTGTTGCTTTCATACTTCACTCCGTTCATTTTCTTCAATTCATTTAATGTTGTCACTTTAGTGACACCTTTACCAATGTTAAGACAAATACAAATAAAGACACAATCATGGTGTTTTCTTCCATCCTATGGCTGTTGTAATGTCCATTAAGACTTTCAGTTGTCCGTATTCAATCATCAACTCAACGACATCATTGATTGTATGAGCGTAATGAGCTTCACGCATCATTGTGTCCAAGTCATCATCTACGATTAACAGAGCTTCGCTCTTTAGAGTTTTATCTCTAACTTTTTTTTCATTTGTAGACATTCCATCACTCTGTGATTTAGAATCTTTCATAGTATTCACTTCGTTCATGTTATCCCCTTTTACTTTAATGTCTTTAATGTATTCATTAATAGTAATAACAATAAGTTATATACTTTAATGTAGGTTTAATGACTTTAATGTTCATCTCTAAAGTCATCTCTAGAGTCTACTACATAGCTATATAGTACATCATCGTCTTCTAGGGAAACCCCTGTGTCCAGATTGTCTTCATCTGGTTCATCATCCAAGTCAGCTTCAGTGATTAAATCCTTACGGTCAATTAACTTGACAAAAGGCTTAATGTCTTCAAGACAAGCTTTACATAAGTCCATGTACTGACCAGTTACAGCATTTTTCAATGTTGCTTGGTATTCCGTTAACAATCTATCACAGGCTCTACAATGCATTTTTATACTCCTAGGCTGTCTAGCCCTTAGTTGATTGATTTAAGCACCTTGTAGGCCCTATAAAGGACTTTCAGGCAGGTTCTTGAGTTGTTCATCAGCGTACTTACGCTGTTGTTCAGCAGTCCACGGCACAGGTGGACATTGTGATGGGAAAGGCCAGTTAGATATAGTTACCATAAATCCTCCAGCACTGCGTTCGCTATAAGATAATCTACAAAGTAACAAACAAAGACAAAAGTCATGTCTTATCTCCCCAAATAGTAGGAAACTTATCCAAAGGGTTAGAACCACCGAAATAGGCATTTTGTAGGGCTTTAGAGGGTTCTTTTACCTCTGTCACGTGTACTTCCATAGCCTTCCATCCTATGCTTTCATAGGCTATATCATAGGCTTCATCCTCTGTCTCTGCTTCTACGGTGTATTGGTCGTATAGGTTACCGTTAAAGTCTTCAATGTAAACTTCGTATTCTTTTGTCATAGTTTTCCCTTTCCCATTGTAAATATGACCACAATCAGCGCATAAGATAGCATAAGGACAGCCTACGTTAGCATAATCCCAGTCAGTTGAGGTGCACTTAGAACAACGTCTCATAGGTCCATCCCTAAAGCATAGGCAATATTGTCCAAATCATCCCCAAAGTTATCCCATTCTCTATAAAAATCTAAGTCATCAAATTCAGATAGCTTATTTATCATAGGTGAATACTTTTCTATTACTTGTTGTGCTTGTTTAAGTAAATAGATAAGTTCATCACGTGTACTGGTGAGTTCATCAGTCAATGGGTTACCTTCTCGCCACAAACGACGTTCAAGCTCAATGAAATCTTTATTGTTTAGCATGTTGTCACCTTTGATTGATTAAAACAGAAACAATAACCCTTACCATCGGCCGAGTCGCCATACCGCATGTTTTCTAAGTCCCAAGCCAGCTTATTCTTAGAGACTAGAGCCTTAACAGCTTCAAAGTGAGCTAAGACATTACTATCTCCGTAGCTATACGGCACAGTGGCTGTAAAGCCTTTGAAGCCCATAGCACCCGCTGTGTACGCCTTAATACGTGCACCACGTGTGTTTGTAGGTTCAATGAATTTAGTGTGAATTGCAATCATGATGTGTTAATCCTTTAGTTTATTGAATTTAGTTAAAATATATCGTTCACTGCCTACGTTTAAAACCTCAAAGGCTTCAAACGCATAAGCACTACTTCGATATAATACAAATTTCCCGTTCATTAGTTTACGTACTTCGTAAGTGTAGCCGGTACGTGTGTTTTTTACTTTAACCATGGTTCTTAATCCTTAAGAAGTTTACGCCTTATGGCTGGTTGAGATGTTCAGTATAGCAACTGTTAGGCTGT